CTGTAGTTTCAACAGCAAATGGAGCACTTGCAGTAGTTTCAGTAACCCCCGTAAATTAATAAAAAAATAAGATTATGAGTTTTTTAAAAATATATAAAAGTAAAGTAGCTGCTTCAGGTAATGCAGTAGGATATGCAGGAGTAGATACATTAAATGACGGTTCTGCTAGTTTTACGACTACGGTTAGCGTAGGAGATGTAGTGGTCGCACAGGGTCAATCTGCTACTGTAGTTACCGTAGTTAGCGATATAGACTTAATACTAAGTAATGACTTAATAAATAATGTGGGTGGTATGTCTGCTTACGAGATATTTACAGAAGGTCAAGGAGATACATACTCTCTGTTAAATGCATCTAAATATTTATTTGCATATCAAGCAAACACAGGTGGAGGAGAGATTAGATTTATATATTCTGATGATGTAAATTCAGGATACCTTAATATAAATACTAGCCTAACTTCAGATGCTGCTGCTGAATCGTACATACAATCTATTAACGATGCAATTGGCAACCTTTCAAATGGTGTATTTATAGGACCAACAAACGTCATTAATGTTGAAGCACCTTCAGGAGCAATCATTACAGGTTTTAGTTTCAACTAATAACTAAGTAAATTATACTATATATCAGAAGAGTCCGATTTTTCATCGGACTCTTTTTTTTTGCTATCTTTGTACAAAAGTTTATTATGATAAACTCAGTAAGAAATACAGTCTTTTCGGTTCTTAACAAGAACAACTATGGGTATATATCTCCACAGGATTTTAATCTGTTTGCTAAGCAAGCACAGCTAGAAATCTTTGAGAATTACTTTAGTGATTACAATACGGCTATAAATAAAGAAAACGCTAGGATATCAGGGTCTGAGTATGCTGATATGACAAAAGGTATTGAGGAGTCTATAGATACATTCTCAACAATAAGAAACTTTGACCAAAAAGCATTTAATAGATACTTTACACCATCTCAACTAACTACAGGAGATGATTACTATTTATTGAATAAGGTATTGGCGTATACTACGTTTGTAAAGAGTGGCATTAGTGGTATTAGTCCACAGCCATTTACAATGAGAGATAATGGGTTTGCAGGTGTTGTTGCTGTTGGAGATATTATAGTTAATATAGAATCGTTAGAGCAGACAATAATTACAAATGTTTCTAATGAAATATTAAACCTAGAGGACAATATATTCCCTCCTCCTTCTTCAGGTATTAATTACTCAATATTCAAGCCTGAGAACTATGAGGTAGAAAAGGTAACAAATAGTAAGATTAGTATGTTAGCTAACTCATTACTTACTGCACCTAGCAAGATGTTTCCTGCGTATTCTTTAAATACTGATTCGGTAACTGTATTGCCAAAAACAATAAACAATCCCGGACAGGTATTTAGTCAGTATATTAGATACCCTAAAGACCCTAAGTGGACATATAGTACACTTGCCGGTGGACAGCCTGTATTTGACCAATCTCAATCGGATTACCAAGACTTTGAGTTGCCAATTGATGATGAGGTAAATTTAGTAATTAAGATACTTCAATACTCAGGTATACAGATAAGAGAAGCTCAGGTAGTTCAGTTTGCTAATTTAGAAGAACAAAAAGATAATCAACAATAATGGCATATATATCACAGTATCAATATTATGAAAATGGGGGAGCAGCTCCTGAAGATGCGAATTGGGGTTCATACCAATATGTCAGCTTGTATGATATAGTCAACAACTTTATGTTGATGTATTCAGGAAACCATAGCCTTGTAAATAACGAGGAAAGGTTTAAGGTATTGTTTCACGCAAAGAGAGCAATACAAGAACTTAATTACGATGCGTTTAAAGAGCTTAAAGTATTAGAGTTGAATGTGAATGACTCTTTACGATACATATTGCCTTCAGACTACGTTAATTGGGTTAGGGTGAATATATATAAGGATGGTTTACTTAGACCATTAACTGAGAATATTCAGATAAACTCTTCTCTTGCATACTTACAAGACAATAATAATAGAATATTATTTGATTCTGATGGCAATGCATTATCGCCACAGTTCTCTCAGATTGATTTAGATAGAATTACAAATCAAAAGAAAAGCATATACCTCAATCAGGGGAGTCAATTTGATGGGATGGAAGGATACTATTACGAAGGGAATTGGTATTTTGATTATGCTATCGGTGCACGATATGGTTTGAATACAGAAACAGCAAATATAAATCCTACATTTAAGATAGATAAGGCAGCAGGTGTTATAAACTTTAGCTCAGGTATGAGTGGAGAGCTTTGTATACTTGAGTATGTATCTGACGGTATGGAAGGTGGAGATGACTCTAAGATTAGTGTAAATAAATTATTTGAAGATTATGTGTATGCATATATCGAATACGCAATATTAAATAGTAAACTTAATGTGCAGGAGTATGTTGTACGAAGAGCACAGAAGAGAAAGACTGCTTTATTGAGAAACGCTAAGATAAGAATAAGTAACATCCACCCGGGTCGATTGTTAATGAATCTAAGAGGTCAAGATAAGTGGTTAAAATAATATGGCGAATATTACAAGAAACTTCATAAAAGGTAGAATGAATAAGTCGGTTGATGAACGACTTATCCCTGATGGCGAATATATAGATGCAATCAATGTTCGTATGGGTTCTACGGAAAGCTCTGAAATTGGTGTAATAGAAAACACTAAGGGCAATCTAGGTTTAACCGAACTACAATACAACAATGAAAAATTAAGCACTCAAGCTAAATGTATTGGTGCATATGAAGATGGGGCTAACGAGACTATATATTGGTTTGTTCACGACCCATATTTTGCTAGAGATGGTGCAGGGTTACCTACGTCATTATTTCCAACAGGAAAGATAGACCTGATAGTATCATATAACGCTACCGATAATATAATTGATTATCACGTTATTAGTGTAAACGATGGCGATGATGTAAACACAACATTAAACTTTGACTCAAAATATTTAATTACAGGTGTAGATTTAGTAGAAGATTTATTGTTTTTTACAGACAATATAAATCCACCAAGATTTATTAATATAAAAAGTGGATATGACAATCCTGTATTATCTGCACCTAGAATAGTAGATTACGGAAACAATCCTTCATTACTAGCTGAAAGATTATTAGTTATAAAAAGACCACCATTATTTGCACCTACTATTGAGCTGCAACAAATACCTTTAGCAGAAGATAATTATTTAGAAGATAGATTTATATGTTTTGCATACAGATATAGATATGCAGATGGAGAATACTCTGCAACATCTCCATTTTCAGACCCTGCGTTTGTTCCTGAAAATTTTAATTTTAGTGTAAGCAGTTTGCTTAACGAAGGTATGATTAATGCGTTTAATTCAGTAAATGTATCTTACAATACAGGAGGACCTTTAGTAGAAAGCATTGAATTATTATTTAAAGAAGCTCAAAACAGTATAATAAAGGTCATAGATAAATTTAATAAAACAGACCAAGGTTTTGCAGATAATGCAACCGAAACATATACATTTACAAACAGTAATATATTTACTATACTGCCTGACTCTGAAATATTAAGACTATATGACAATGTACCACGTTTTGCTTTAGCTCAAACAATAATGGGCAATAGACTTATATATGGCAACTATATAGATGGATATAATTTAGAAAGAAATGGTATACCAACACAAATAGAATACACAGTTGATTTAATTAGCGAAAAAAATGAAGGAATTTCAATAGATGGTCAACAAAGAAATAAAGATTACTCTATCCCATCAAGAGGATTTAATGTATCTTGTAATGGAACGACTAGATTATCTTTTACAAGTATAGCTGATAAATTAAAAAGAGATAGTCTTATAACAATTAATTTAAGTTTTAAACATCATAGTTTTAGAGGACCAAACACACCTCAAGTAGATACTCCCGAAGAGGACATAACTGTTTCTTTTGCTCTTCCTCAAGATTATGCCACTCCTTACGATTTGGTTACTAGCGATGCATTTATTAATGCAATAGGTAATATCAGTCCTAAAAACATTAAGCCTGTTTATGCTCCTGCACCACCTACTTCTTGTAATGGCGTAACACTTACGGATGACTTTAATTGTGTTATACCAAATATATTAACTACTTCAACAGGTTCTGTTCAAAAATGGGGTAGTGCAGTAAGTGGTAATTCTCTTGTTGGTGCTAATGCATATGAAAATAATGAGCCTTTATTTATATCTATGAATCCGTCAGCACCTTTTGCAAATCAGTTATTTATAACAATGCCTTATATGAGATTTGTTGACGATGTTAATCAAGGAAGTGATATATTTCAAGACGTGTATGAGTTTTATGAAATAACAGCATCTAATTTAACATTTAAATCTAGTAAAAACTCAAGTAGCCTTCATAGCAATAGAGGATACGAAACAGGTATAGTTTATATGGATGAATTTGGTCGTTCTAGTACAGCACTTGTAAGTAATAATAATTCATTGCATATCCCTTGTAGCGAATCTACAAGTCTTAATCAAATACAAGTAACTATACCTCCAAGGCAAATAGCACCTGAATGGGCTACAAACTATAAGTTTGTAATAAAGCCTGATGAAGAAAATTACGATGTAATATATAGTAATGTTTACTATCAAGAAAACACAGAAGCAAATGTTTTCTTTTTATTAGAAGGCGAAAATGCAAAAAAAGTTGAGCAGGGCGATAGGTTAATCGTAAAAAGAGATTCAAGTGGAGCTAGGAGTGATTGTGTTTATGTTACTGTTCTTGAAAAAATAGTTTTTGCTTCAGGCGAAATAGAAGATGGTAGTTTTGCAGGGACTTATATGAAAATAAATCCCAATACAATAAATACAGAAGAAGATGTAAATTCTTTTTATCCAATGAATAGATACGTTCAAGAGGATTTTAAAAATGATTGTCCTTTTCAAACACACGTTTTGGCATTAAGGACAGGTCCTCCATATCAAGATGTTGATATACCTCCGGGTTCTATTTTTAATATTGAAAATATTACTGCAACTACAAATATTGGGGCTTGGTTTAAATGTCCTGAAAGAACAACTTATATATCAAATATAACTATAGTTGCAACAAGGCAATATTCAAACTTAGGTGCTTGGCTAAATGCTATTGATTTCAATAAAATATTAGAAGAAAATAATACAGGAAGCAATCCTTTAGTTTATTATCCAAATATCTCCTCTACCCCTACTTGTCTTACAGCAGGTTATGACCAATCTGTGTTTACTTGGGTTCAAGGAGATGGTGTGACTTTTAGTAGTTTTATACAAATAAGAGGGTATAAAGCCTGTGGAGGAACTACAAATAGAATAAGTAGGCTTGATGTTAGAATGAGTTTAACAAGAACAGACCAAACCGTAATATTTGAAACAGAGCCTCAAGATGCGTTACCTGATGTTTGGTTTGAATCTGCTGATACATATAAA